CAAAGCCGGATACCGGACGGTCGGTCCCCAGCGTAAGCGGAACGGGTTGACGGAGATACCGGAAGTTTATCGTCCGCGTAGAATTGGGCTTTGGCCAGAGCACGGCCTCGAAGCGGGCCGGATCAGACGGGTTATCCTGGGTCACCGGTCGGAAGGAGATGGCCACCGGATCGCCGCTGGTCTGGTTGGCTCCCGCGTTCAGCTCTCGAATGCGGTCGTCACTGATCTGGCGGAGGGCGATTCGCGGTGTGCCGGCGGGACCACCATAGGTGATCTGTCCGCGGATGCTGCCGCCGAAATCGGCTGGCATTAAGATCCTATCGGAGCGACCCCGGAATCCCGGACTGGCCACCATCGTATAGGTGTCGTCGGCCGTGAAGATCAGGTTGGAATCGGCAAATGTAAAGACACCTGCGGATGTCTGCGTCAAGACGGTCACGACCTGAGTCGAGCCGTCCGTGGCCGTGATCTCCATCGATTTACCAGCATGCGTTCCCGTGGTATCCGTGATCGAGGTGTCCGTAAAAGTTCCCGACCCACCGGTAGTGATCGTCCCTGAAGCCTCCACCGGAATTGTCAGCTCCGCAACCGGCGTCATGAAGACCCAATTGTGTTCCATAAGAAACCGTTTGTACCCGTCGTTGACGATACGGTTGACCACATCCAGAGAGTATGCCTCGGTCGGAACGGCAGCGGCCGAGGTACCCGCCGACCCATGGTAAGCCGAAGAGAGAAACTCCGCGGTGCGGATTCGCAGATCGTCGAATGTGAATTGACTCACTGCTTACCTCGGCAGTATTCACTTGACATAGCATTCTCCAGAAAAATAGAACATGTCCCGAGAGACTCGAACTCCCAACTGCCGCTTTGGAGACGGCGGTTTTGCCGTTAAACTAGGGACATCTTGTGTCGGCGAACAACACCGAAATAAAACAAGCTGACGGGTTTCCCCGCCAGCCTGCGAGGTCGGTAGTCCATGATGGACTACCAGGGAGGAGGCTAAGCTATTAGCTTGAGCGATTCACGCCAGTATACACAGCCTCAACGAGGCCGGCCGAAGCACTGATCGCCGACGTCCCGTGGGGGTTGCTGGCGTGGTCTTCGTCGTACAGGCAGTAGAACTCGTCGGTGGCAATCGCATGAGCACCGCCGTCCGCCAGGAAATCCTGGGCGTTCGTCAGTACACCGCCGTCGCCGACGTCAATCCCCACGGCAACTTGTACTGTCACCACATCGCCCGGCATGGGCTGGTGGATGGTGATGTACGCGGGGGCTGTGGTACCTGCCGATTCCGCGGCAACTACGCCGGCAAACTTCGGGGGAATATGCGTGGCTGGGCTGGACTCAACCGCACCGCCCACCGGAGTCGTGGTAGCACGATCCCCGGATTCAAACGCCGTGGTATTTACGGGAGAAGCATTGGAGGTGTAGTAAACTACCGCCCCCTCTTGCACCGTATTGGTGCCAGTCAGGAAGACCCTAGCGGTCTTCACCTGGGGTTTGCCCGTATATTGAACAAGAGCCATTCTGGACTCTCCTTTTTAGTGAGTAGTTAATAGGTACTGAACTAGAGAATCTTACGCAGATGTCACGAGCGATCCGACAAAGCCGGCTTCCCGAACATTCTTGCAGAAGAACTGATACTGACCATACACAGTCGTGGTGAAAACCCCGGGCTGCTCGACGTCGGTCTCGGCCTCAGTCTCGACCATCCATTCGCCATCGGCGATGTAGGGGGCGAACTTAGCGTGGTTGACGCCGTAGATAGGATCGTCTGTATCGTCGTTCAGGCGAGGAGCATGGAGGATCGGCAACTTACGGAAACTGACGTTGCCCTCGAACGGAGCTAGGTCGGAACCCAGATTGTCGTTGGCATTGGTCGTCAGGTCGGTGAATTCAGTCAGCACGCGACGACCCATATAGATCCGGTAGTTACTGGGCGAACCCGTCATCAACTCCGCGGCTACCATCGGACTCTGGAAGTCCGTAGCGAAGAAAGCTTCCCGCAGTCGCTTCACGAAATCTGCGTTGACCGCATCATACGTGAAGGCCCAGTTACGCCAGTGGGCGTTCGCCGAAGTGCTGCCGTCGATACCGCCCTTGGTGGTCGTGGTCGACGCATTGCCGTAGCGGATGGTCTGGCCGATAAAATCTCCGGTCGAGGACACGGCAGAGTTGGCCTTGTTCAACCAGTAGGGAAGTCCGAACGGCTCGCGGTTGTCCGCGGCACTGTCCGGGGTAGCCCAGGCAGCCGCTTCCAGCAGGTTCGCGAGATCGACCAGAGAATCCGCACGCTTCGATTTGATCAGGTCGATGAACTTCGCCTTGCCACGGTTGGCCGCGATTTCCTGACGTGAGATCGAATAGCGAGTCAATACCTGCGACCAGCGGGCCGAGATCTGGCTGTGCTGATCAAGCTGCGTTACCGCAACCTTCTGGTACGGGAGCACGTGCTGGGCATTGCCTTGCGGATCCAGCACGATATTACGAACGATCTGATCACCACCCGTAACGGTAATCTTGTCACTTTGGAACCACTTATTCAGGGCATGATACCGCTGATCCGTAAGGGTTCGCTCGAATTGACCGTCAAAAGGCAACGCATTCTGCGTCGTCCGGGTCATGTCGAGTAGGGCGGACATGGGCACACCTGATGCCATGATTGTCTATCCTTTGGGTCTAGTCGCGGAAATACTCCGTAAGCCCCAGTTCGGCCGCTCGGCGGTCGAATGCGACACGGGCGATATCATCCGGACCACCCGAAGAGCTTGCTCGGCGGCTGTTAGGCTTGGCCGTTGTCGTTGCACTCCGGGTTTTGATTTGTGAAAGTAAGTCTCGTCGGGCCGCGGCTCGCACCTGATCGGCCGACACAACAGCGTGTGCCTGAGTCAGATAGTGGCTGACTGCTCGTTCGGGTTTGCCAAAAGCAATATCCGCAACTCGCAGCTTGTCCGCAATCTGGGTCACACTCTCGCGGTTGGCATATTGTTCCTCGGTCGCCAGGGCCGCATCCGTGCCGTAGAATTTTTCATATCCCTTCCCGAACGATGTGAAAGTCGAGTTCACCTGCTGCACGAGTGCAGCCTGCTTTTGGACTTCCATCTCGTTCCGAGCTTGTTGAATGAACGCCCGGTCTTCCCGGAACGCCTTCGCCTGCTCAGCGAGAGGGAGAAGATACTTCTCCACGTAGGAATCACCATGCTCTTCTCGGGCCGCAGCCAGAGCGTCTGCATTGGTGAGGAGCTCTTCTAACGCGGATGCCTTGGGGGCATCTGTGGACGTGGCGGCCTGATTCGTGGGGCGAACCTGTCCCGTCGGACTGGGTTGGCCTTGCAGGGTCCGCAAGGTCACTTGGTTGACTTCGTTCTGCAACTCCGTCAGAAGAACTTGGGCACGCTCGGGATCACTCGTGATGAGTTCATTCAGAGCTGCCGGGTCCGCCCCTTCTTGCATCGCGAGAGCAATCAGAGACGGATCAATCGTTGAATCAGAACCTTCCGGGGTCGCGGCCACCGGAGACTCCTGCTGGCTCTCAGCGGGGGTCTCGACGGCAGGATCCGGGGAAGTCTGGGTTGTTTCTTTATCGGTCGCGGGACCAGCAAGGATCGCCTCAGCCGATACGTTGTCGTGGTTAGGACCATACGCTCGCTCGAAGGCTGCGTCGATGGCTGCGTAATCGGGGGTAGTCGGAGTGGATCCCGGCGATGGGGTTACGGTGCTCGGGCTATTGTCAGACATGGGGTTCTCCTCTGGGTAGACCTTACATTCCAAGTATACCATACAAACAGATCAGAGTCAAGCGAATACACGGAAAAATCCGCAAATCAGTTGTTATCGTGAAAACCGTCCTCTTTGAGGTATCGATTCCGATCCGCGTGGCTGCGTATCACCAGCCGCCCGTCGGGTGTATACTCTCGGTCGGGATGCAGTTTCCGGGCATCCCCCACCTGCCCCGGCATCACGCCGAGACCGTCGCTCAAGATGGGTGTAGAATAGCCAGCCTGCCAACGTCCGGATCCGCTGTAGTCGCGGTGCATCACTTGTCCGCAGCATCGGTCGCCGGCAGGGACGTCTTCTCGGATCGACAGGGTGAGTTTGGAGTCCGTTGCCCCGCATTTGTCGCAGATGAATTTGAAGTTTGGCATCGAATCGATCCCTTCCGTCTCTCGTATGCTTCCCACCAGGCATCCCATTTGGCCCGGTCCATCGGTCGCTGCCGGTCTCCCTTGCCAGCTGCGTGCGATCCGCTCATCATAAGTCCTTTCGCCAGTACAAGCTATGATCGAATGCCCACGAATTGGACGGCTCATAGAGCTTGAAACCGCAGGCTATCAGATTGTTGGCAGACACGATGTTATCGGTTGTGTCGGTTATCAGAGTTTTCAGCCCCTGCCTCCTGGCGTAGGCAATTCGCACCCTGATCAATTTCTTTTGGAGCCCCTTGCCGCGGGCGTGCTTCAAGACCCCTGCCCGGCAGAAATACCCGGCATGGGGTTCCTTGGCTAGCGGTCGGAGGCCGGCAAAGGCCACCGGATCGAGGTTCGTGTAAGCCACCCACCACCAGCCCATTTTAGGGCACAGGGTATCCCCGGGGAAGCATGCTTCGTCCAAGGTGTTCAGGAGGTGGCGGACGGTTTCCCGCCCCGGATCAACCCGCCGAATCATTGTACTAGGCCCCGCTGTGCTTGGCCGAGGTTGGCGGTATCTTGCCGCGACGAGTTCAATTCCTCGGTTGGACTGGTGCCTCCGATGGGGCCGTTGGCCGACGGCAGGGGTTGTTCCGGCCGGGACCCTGTATTTGTTCCAGGACCGAAAGAAGGTTGGCCCGCGGGGGGAGTGCTGGTTTTGAACTGTGCGGCATTGCCCTGATTCAACTGAGCCAGGAACTTGGCCATGAAAATATCCTTGAATTCCCCCATATCCAACCAGGCATCCGCATCCTCGATCCCCATCTCCTGGGCAGCAGCCTGCAAAGCTTGGTCGCCCTTGAAGGACGGCCCGAGGATCTGCTGGGCTTGCACGATTGACGGGATGACCGCTGACCAGAATTCCATGAGACGCCGTATCCGCATATCCGGGTCCTGGCGGGCCATCGAGAAGGGGACTACCTCGGTGGCAAAATCTAGGATTTCGCCGCGGGCCTCGTCGGGTGCAAAGATGACCTGACGCTCTGCGCCCTTTTCCCTACGCACAAGATGGAGCTCGTGTGCTGGGTCGGTGTGGATGTAAAACATGAGGTCTGAGGCCACCGCCCCAACGAAGTCGTGAACTTGGTTCTGGAGATCGGATAGTCGAATGCTACTGTTGGCCTGGAGAATCTCAGACTGTCCCAGGGTTGGGGCCGCGGCTCTCTGGCCGCTGAGCTGATCTAATTGCCCCGCCTGGTCACTGAATTGCCGTTTGACCCAGTCGAGCGACGTGAACGAAATGTCGTCAATGCCGCCGTAATTCAATTCCTTGACACCGTCCACATTAGCGACCTTGAGGGTCGTGCCGTGCGGGGCGTCCTTAATGTTCTCCATGTCCTGCTCAGCGGTTCCGTCGTAGATAGTCAGTCGTTTTGCCAATTCGGCATCGCGTGCGATCTTCCGGGCTAGCTTATTCCCAAGGAGATGCAGATCGAACCACATTGAGGCGGGCGGTACCGGCAAGATGTTGTCCGGGATCGACTGATAGCCGAGCATATGGTAGGGGCCTGTGCCGGGGCCATGATATTCTCGGATATCGAGGAATTCGGATAGTTCAAAGCCCGGATGCCAGAGGGCCGTATAGGTCAACCGTTCGCGGGGGATGAAGATCTCGATCAATTCGATAGTGTCGAAAAGATAGCCGTCGTCATTCCGTTTCGAGATACGCGAGGTTTCGGGCCCCGACTGCCGCTTAAACCGACCGACGGCTTGCTCAACAAGATCTTTTTTGAACCCGCGAGAGAGGGCATCCTCTGCCAGTGCCGTATAGCGGTTGGCGATAAAGTTTTGCTCATCCCATGCCCGTGCAACCGGATCCAGGATCATGTCATCGGGGTCCACTCGCTCAGCATACGGCTCATCCAGCTCGACATCCTGTCCGTTGCCAGTGTCGAGATATTCCCCGGAAAGAGCCAGCCCAGTCTTCATGAACCCGGCCATGAAGATCGAATCGAAAACGCACAGCCTCAGGGCTTTGCGGAAATTCATCTTCTTGATGCGTTGGTTGACGGCCAGTTCCAGGACGGTCATATAATCGCGGAGATCGAGGATATCAGTTCGCAGCTTGATCCGCGGATT